CAATTACATACAAAGTTTGGGAATGAGTTTAAGTTTTTTGAACACTATGGTTTTAGGAAAACAGCAGGTCAAGAATATGCCAAGCAATTATGTGAAGGCAATCAGAACTGGATTGATGAAGATACAGAAGATGATTTACCGTTCTAAAAAGACTTGCACATATTCCAATTTGGGATTACAATAGGGACATAATAAATTGATACTCACAGAGTAAGGAAAAATAAAATGATAAATAAAACAGACTTAAAAACAAAAATAGATTCTATTGACTTAGATACAAAAAACAGTCAAGAGCTTATATCTATACTTCATAAATCTTTTACAGTACGCACTTTAGCAGGTCGTACAGGAACTAAGATTATGAAAGAATTTCAAAAAGAAATAGCCAAAACTTTATGGGTAAAGTTTCCTGAAGTTGCAAAAGAAGAAGGCTTAAAAAAAGTGAGGGTAGCATAATGAATAAGATAGTAGGCAATCAAAACGCTAAAACATTTCATCTATATATCAAGAAACCAACTGACAAAGATTGGTTTCAAAGGATGCGTTCTAATGAATATGGAATGATTGATGACCAGTGCATGAAATTCAAGAAACAAGGATTTCAAACTAAAATAATATCTAGTGATAATTACAGAGTTGCTAAGAAACAATCACAAGGGGTCTCATAATGTTTTATAACAAAGAACAAGTACAAGAATTAAATGATGAACTAGGCGAAATGGAAGTATGGGAGTATATGCGTTCTAAGAATGAATTACTTAACATAATAGAAAGGCGTAGGCTGTTTAATAAAACGCTAGGAGAGACTCCTGAGAGTGTCCTACATGGATATATTAGGCTTAAGGAAGAAGAACAAGCTGATGACTATAGACAAGGAGCAATAGGGTAGTGATTAAAATAATACAAGGTGACTGTCTACAAACAGTAAAATCTCTTGAAGATAAGAGTATTAATACTTGCGTTACCAGTCCACCTTATTGGGGTTTGCGTGATTATGATGAAGATGCACAACTTGGATTAGAGGAAAGTCCTGAAGAGTTTGTACAAAATTTAGTCACATTGTTTAGCGAAATTAAAAGAGTTCTTAGAGATGATGGCACAGTATGGCTTAATCTTGGAGATAGCTATGCAGGTAATAATTCAAGAGCATCTAATAATGGTAGAGCAGGATATGGAACTGAAAGAGAGGGTGTATTCAATAAGACTGGTCAAGGTCTAAAAAATAAAGACTTGGTTGGCATACCTTGGAGAGTAGCATTTGCTTTACAACAGGATGGTTGGTATTTGAGACAGGATATTATTTGGCACAAACCAAATCCCATGCCTGAAAGTGTTACAGATCGTTGCACTAAAGCACATGAGTATATTTTCTTATTAACAAAAAGTTCCAAGTATTATTATGACAATGAAGCGATTAAAGAAGATTCAAAATATTATGGTAAAGACAGTAGAAGTGATAAAGGTAATATTAGATATGAAGGTAAGAGAACTGAAGGTGCTGATAATCTAGCACAACAATCGTTCGTTACTATAGATGAAAAGAAAAACAAGCGTTCTGTTTGGACAGTAACAACTAAACCATTTAAAGATGCACACTTTGCAACATTTCCGATGGATTTAATTAAGCCATGTGTATTAGCAGGATGCCCTGAAAAAGTATGTATTATATGTAATCAACCATATATTAGAAAAGTTATTTCTAAAAGAGTTTTAAGAAACGAATTGCCTGTAAGTGATGTTAGATACAGACCAAATAAATATGAAGGCAGTTATAAAGATATTAATGGTAAAGCTGATGCAGGTTATACAAAAACATCAGATTTAGGATTAGAAAAGCAATGCGATTGTGATACAAATAAAACTAAACGTGGGGTTGTCTTAGACCCTTTTGGTGGCAGTGCAACAACAGGAATACTAGCAGAAGGCAATAATCGTGATTCAATCATGCTAGAACTTAATCCTGAATATATTAATATTGCAAAGCAACGCATACAAAATGAGTTCGGTATGTTTACAAAAATAGAAATCAACAAAGGAGAAACCAGTGATACAACTACTTAAAAAATTAGATAACTTTCTTGATAGAAAGTGGAGAGAAACATCTGCAATGTTATTTTATTTATCTGATAAGAAAATAGTTGAAGAAGATATAGACTGGATAAACATGCACAACAACATGGTAGAGGATAAAAAAGATAATGAGTAAAGTAGTAAATTTAGATGATTATAGAAAAAAACCAATTAATCATAAATTGTATATACATAAAATGGCAATAGATGTTCATAGACAAATAGTTGAAATGCATGATAAATCAGTGCTAAATTATGAACAGCACAAAATTTTACTACTTAGACTTAGTGAAATTTTAAATAAAAAAGGGGGTAAAGATGAATGAATTTTTATATGATGACCACGCACCTTATAGCGTGAACTTTGATAGATGGTATGTAGCTAACTGCATGGAAAGAGAAATGTATAAAGAAGGCAAACTTAATTTTGATGATGCAGAACTTACATTTAGAAAAATGTGGGGATATAAGAAATTAGAAGAAAAGGTGTTTGTTAATTAGATATGATTCACTTAAAAACATTTAGTAAAGCAGATATTGAATTTATCAAAAAGTCTTTGAGGTTTTTGAAAAAAAACAAAGAACTTAATCATAAAGATAATAATAGACTTGAATATATGCTTAAAAACTTAGATACAGATGACAGCATGAAGATATTTGCAGACTTAATTGAACTTTATGAAAAGGCTAGTCTTGAAAAGTCTAGATATGAAAACTCTATTAACTAGATTTTTTCTCGCTTGAATACATAATATTAAGACCTGCTAAAGTACATAGACGATTCTTTTCATCTAAACCTTTTTCAGTAAGGTCATACTTTTGACCATTAACTTTAATATATCCATCTGTAATAAGACTAGTTAATAAATCGCTTGGTATATCATCCCCAAACATCAGTGTAAGAATACCACCTAGTCGTTTTGTCTGTGTTTTACTTAAAGCCATATATTTATTATGTATATAATTATTATTGCAACTGCAAAATAGAGCATAGGCTCATATCTTGATTTAAACATGCTCCCAGTCATTACCTTCAAATAGTAATGCTTCAGCTAATCTTCGTCTTGTTAGTCCTTCTAAAACTTTACCACCTGCTTTGTTCCATCTTTTCATTTGATGTGGCACATCTTCATATGCACCACTGTTAAGAACTTTAAGCATGGTTGAAGCATTTAGGTTTGCACCACCAAGATTAAATGTCCATGAGATTAATGCATCATACTGATGTTGATGTAGAGGTACTGTTACAGCTTTATTTACTTCTGTTTCAAAAACCTCTATATCTTCTAGCAATAATTCTTCTGCACGTTCTTGTGAAATAGTCATTTCCATTTCTATGCCTTTTGTTGAGCCATATCCAATGGTGGGTACACCTGCAGCACATAAATAGCTTTCTAATTTACACCCTTCAAACTTCTTAATTAGTGATAAACCTTCTTGTGATATTTTCATATTATTCTCCCCATGTTCCATTCTCTCGGACTTTGGCTGTTTTAGTGCCACCCCAGTATTCAACTGCGTGTCCTTCTTTAATAAGCATTGCACAAATGTCTTCATTATTTTCATCATAAGGTATGCCTAAGATTCTTCCATACTTGCCTTTGCCAAGTGATTGTATTTTAAAAGCACCTACGCATAATTCTTTTAGTCTATCTTTTGCTCTAAGTCCTAGTGCTTTTTCTTGTAAATTTCTAGTTCTACTTTCAGGTGTATCTATACCTGCAAGTCTTACTCTTTGTTTGTGTAGTTTGACATCAAAGCCTAAATCAAGAGTCACATCTATGGTGTCTCCATCTATTACCCTTTCCAGTATAGCGTTGTATACAAATGGCGTGACTGATTTAGACATAGCTAATTACTTCTTAGCTTTGCCAATATTCAATGCCAACATCTCTAATATTTTATAGAGCTTTCCGATCATGGCATCATCTTTTGGTGATGGCGTTAAGGCACATACTATTGATGCTGCACAAACAACACCAGTAACTATACCTAACCATTCTCCTATCATTCCCATCATAATATTATCTCCTATAATGAATGAATCTAAATGGTATCAAATTATTTAGTGTCTGACACCTTTTCTTCAGGATTATCTTTTTTGTCATAGTCTCTATAAAACTTCACGATTGATAATGTATCTCTTAGATATCGTTTAATTTCTGCCATATTCATAGACAAGTTTTCATATTCTTTGCTAGTTAAAGAGTAGTAAGCAACAGCAGGTGCAGAGCCATTTTCATAATCTACTAGATAATCTTTCATTAATTCAGGAGTTAATATTACCCAGTCTATATCTGTAAGTGCCACCTCATAGGGGAGAGGAGGATGGTACATTGGAACTGGCTCTGCAATCGTTACTACCTCTACAGGTTTAGTTGTAGGTAGCATAGAACAATTAGCCAAGACTATTAGTATGATTGTGTTGCTTATTAATTTTAAACTATTCATCAAACTGATTTGGGTCTGTTAAGGCTATTATTTCTTCTTTGACTTTTTTTGTACCCTTGTTCACAATGTTTTCTATTAACTTAGGTTTCTTCAATGCTAAATTATCTAAATCATGTTTTGCAAAGGTTGTTCTTAATTTGTTTACTTCTTTTACTGCTTCCTGTTTTTCTTTTTCTATTGCTTGTATTTGCTTTTGTGCCTGTTCCTGATTCGCAAGGTAAGTTTTTATAGATGCATTTTGTTCTGCTATAGATTTTTCTAAGGCTATTTGATTGCCTTTGAGTGTTGATATGTTGTCTTGAAGTCTATCAATATACCAAGCACTACCTGATATTGAGACTAACAATAAACCACCTAGTATTATTGATAACTTGAATCCCATAGTAGGATTCTATATGGATATTACCTTTTATACAATTTTCTGATTTCTTCTTTTATAAAAGGAGCATATATTACTACAGGTTCTTCTTTACCTTTTACCTTAATTTCATCAATACGCTGACAAGCTGTGTTTGCTTCATTGTAAGTATATTCAGATATAAGTATTGGCGTGTCATAAGTTCTTGTTTGTACTTCTAATCTAGCACCAAGATTCACTGCATCACCAACAACAGAATAATCAAATCTAAGTTCAGAACCCATATTACCTACAATACAAGTTCCAGTGTTTACTCCAGTTCCTATAACGACTGGTGGTAAATCATAACCATCTTCTTTTAGTTGTAAATTAAGCTGTTCTGTAAGTAATTCTATTTCTATAGCAGTTTTTACACCCATTTCAGCATGATTATCACAAGGCAAGGGTGCGTTCCAAAAAGCCATAATACAATCGCCCATATACTTATCAATAGTTCCACCATTTTTAAGAATTACCTTAGTCATGCGATCTAAAAACAAATTAATCAGTTCTACTAAGCCTTCAGGGTCATCATTTTTCATGTAGGCTTCTGATATAGGCGTAAAACCTACAATATCTGCAAACATAAACGTCATTTCTTTTCTATCTCCACCTAACTTCATCAATGAAGGGTCTTTTACAATCATATCTACCATATCAGGCGATATATAAGTACCAAACTGTCCTTTTATCTGTTCTCTTAGCTTCCATTGTTCTCTAAAGCGTAAATAGAATGCTATTGCTCCAGTAATGAACTGTGCGATTAGTGTCCATGTAACATCTATTAATATACCCCTGTGGATAAGTGCATATCCTGTATAAGCTGTTAATAACATCACAAATAAAGCTGTTATAAGTCCATAAGTTATGCCCAAAGCGTTTAATAGAATCCATATAAGGCTTACTGAGACTACAAATATTAGTATTTCTAAAGCTAATGCCCAATCAGGTATATAAGGACTGTCTTGTATTAAGATTGATTCTGATAGAGCTGCTTGTATCTTATGTGGTTCTAATAATCCTACAGGAGTAGCTATTTGTGGCATCACACCATTAGCAGTAACGCCAACAAAAACAAACTTTCCTGCAACATTCATTTCTTTTAAGTCTGTTTGTGGTGTATCTACCCAACTTATCCACTTACGCCCTAAACTATCTGTTTTAACTGGTGGTATTCCTCTAATTGATATTTCTTCTATACCATTATCATTAGTTTTTATAATGTAAGTTTTTACACCAAACAATGCTTTATAGATTTGTGTTCCAAAAGCAGGAATCCAGTCGTTATCAGGTGTGCTTACAAGTAATGGGATTCTGCGAACAAGTTGGTCAACTTCGGTGGGAGCAATGGCTAGACCCTGCAGTGTATTATCTTTTAGAGTGTTCAGGTTTTCCTTAACTCCCATAGAGACTATAGCACGAACATCATTACCTTTGACAACAGTTCCTGCAGGTTTTGGATAATTTCCACTATTATCTTCAAACATAGCTAAAACAGATGGTGCATAACCTAATGTTGTAGCAAAAACTTCATCACCACCCATTCTGTCTGCTTGTGGAAAAGATATAACCCAACCTACTCCAATTGCACCTTCATTGATAAGGTCAACTTGTATTTGAGCTAGTGTTCTTCTTGGAAATGGATAGCCACCCTGATCTTCTACATCTTCTTCTGTAATATTTAGAATTACAAAGTTACCTGATGGTTCTTGTTGTTTAACTAACCCATCAAAGGTTCTTAGTTTTAGTATTTCAGTTGGTGTGCTTTGAAATATAAGTGGGAGTGATAATAGTATTACTATCGGAAACAGAAATCTTTTCATCACAAAATAATAGCATAAAAAAAGGGTCAATTAAGACCCTGTGTTTTTTGTAAGATTTTATATCTTAATACTAAATTTTTTAACTAATAGTGTTTTCAAAAGTAGCCATAAGACTTCCATCTTGAAAATAAATTTTATGATCTCCATTGTACATAAATCCATTGATATCAAAGTTATTTATAACTTCTGTATCTCCCCAATTTTCATAAATTTTATTACCATTACGACCATTACCCATTGGCACTAAAAAGTAAGTGACATCATCATGAACTAAAACATCACCTTCTGATGTACTTCTGTGACCATCATCAGACCATGCTTCGTCTATATTTTGTGTTTTTCTGTATGCATATTGAAAAGACTCTGTATCAATAGTAGCTACAAGTTTGTAAGGCTTTTCGTTATTTGCGAATTCAGTTGCTTGGTATACTTTTATCATTTTATTTTTCCTTGCTTTTTAAAGCGTTTTTCATTTTATACAACCATTATCGTTTATTTTGATGAAGATGTAAACCCATTTTGGAATAATAATTAAATTATTTTATTCGCTTTGCGTAATAGTTATCACAGAGTCTCCACCACCATTTATCTTAACAACATTAGAAACACCATCTTGGATGATAATTAAAGTATAAGCATCATTGCCATCAAGGTCTAATCTCACAGAATCATTTACACTTCTTCTTATACTA